ACAGCCGGATGCTCACCAGATCCGCCCGCCGCCGAACAGAATGAGCAGCACCAGCAGGATCACGATCAGGCCCAGACCGCCATATGCATTGGGGCCGTAGTAGCCGCCACGGTAGCCCCAATACCCGCCCCCGAGGCCACCCACGAGGATGAGCACCAGCAGGATGATGATGAGCAGACTCATGGCGCACCTCCCTGCGGTGCCGGCTGTGGAATGGGCGTGCGGAGCAAGCGGTTCGTGGTCACCGCCGTGTTCATCGTCTGGTGCGCCACTTGCGGGATCTTGGCGGCGGTCAGCGCCGTACTCGCCTGGGTCGCCCGAATGTCGGCGTGCTTCTTGGCTAGTTCTGCGATGTGATGCGCCATCGCCACGTCGGGCGTCATCTGCTCCGGATCAGGCGGCTGCGGGCTGGACGCGCCAGGCGGGTTGTCCGGCGCCACATGCGGCTGACCGTAGGGTGGCGCGCTGAACTCGCCGTGGACGGCGTGGACGTTCGCCGCGGCGTTCACCTTGCGCTCCTGCGCCAGCGCGAAGTCGGCTTGTGCCTTCGCCTGCTTGCCTTGGATATCTGCGGTGGCGTGCGCCTCGGCCAGTTGTCCGGCCTTCTGCTGCACCTGCTGCTGCTGCTGCTGGTGCTCCTTCATGCGCTCGAGCAGCATGTCCTTGTCTTTCAGCCCCGAGGCCGCAATCAGCACGTCGCCCGGGATCAATCCGGGCTGCAGCCCGGCCAACTGCACCAATGTCTGGAATTGTTCCGCCTGTAGTGACGGAATGTCTATACCCTCGTTGATCGTGATATCCACGTCGAGGTCGGTAATGTCGTTCTCGATGCCGACGACCTGTTGCAGCCGTGGATCACCGGGCTGCAACTGCATACGCTGCATCAGCATGGCGCGCTGCTGCTCCGGCATGTCAGCCAGCCTGTCCATCAGCCGCACCGGCCGGTTAATGCCGACCCATCTGGTTTCATTCAGGTCATCGGTCACGCGCACCCACTTGCCGGCGGTCCAATACTCGCGGGCCGCCATCCAACAACTCTCGTATATACGCCGTGACCAGTAACGCAGCGAGTCCGCGAGTGGCTCATTCTGCGCTGCGCCGCCGGCCTGCTGGGCGAGGATGGCACGCCCGGACAGTTCCCGCGGATCGGTGCCGCTCATCGCCGCATTCGGGCCAGAGAGCTGCATCTCGGCGGTGGCATGCTGCAGCAGTTGAAACTGTCCGGCGGCCAAGTCCGTGGTCTGCTGGATCTCGAACTTGAGGCCGGGCATCACCTCCACATACCCATCGGGCTTGGCAACCTCGCGCCGCGCCTTGTCGACGTCCGGCACCGCGCCCTGCTCGGCCACCACCTGATGGACGTTCAACAAGTGCATTGCCTTGGAGCGCCGCTTGTTGATCTCGTCCTGGAGGCTGATCAGCCCGCGCACCATGCCGTAGCGCTGGTTTTCGCGGTTGATGTAGGAGCTTTGCAGGATCAGGCCACAACATGACTTGCCCTTGCGGTCCTTGAAGCGCGAGCGCTGCGGCTTGGCCAGCAACCCGTGCTTGGTGAATGTGGCTTGCCACCATATGCCGCGCTCATGCCAGTGGCATTGCACCAGCCTGATGCGCCGGCGATTGTTGTCGACCCAGAACGCTGTTTCCGGTCTATCGTTGTAATGGAAATCAACGCTACTGAAGCTTGCCTCAATCACGTCGTCAGCGTCGGGATAGTCTGCCTCGACCTGGTCGCGATCGGTCCAGATTACGAGGCCCCTGTACCGGTTGTCATCAAAGTCCAATCGGCGACTGTGCGGGTCGTACCAGACGCGATCCCACGGCACATGGGTTATGGTGATGTTGGCGCCGCCCTGGCCGTCGTCCTCGAGACCGAGTTCAGCGCCACCGGCGCCCTCAACCAGCATGTTGTTGAACACCGCGCTGCGGGTTAGCGAGAACGTGTTGTCGTCCGCGATAAATCTCAAAGCCTGCGTCGCTGCGTCGGCTCTATCTTCTTCCGCTGGAGTTCTCGCGAACGCTTTCGGATCGGTGCGGGCCTTGCGCTCCATGCCGCACAGCAACTGGAGCTTGTCGGCGATCTTGTTGATCGTGATGATCGGTTGGCCGCGTTCGTTTAGAACCTTGCGCTCTTCTCTGGTGTATTGATCGTGGTCGACGTAGTCGCGGTCACGTTGCGCTAGTGCGATTTCGTCCTGCCGCGCCATTTCGCTTTCCTCGAACCAGCGCACGAGGCGGTCGTGCAGCTCATCGAGGTCGCGCGGATAGGCGTCGGCGTCGTCGCTGGCAGCGCGCGGCGCGTCGTCCTCCGGCTCGGTGGTGCGGTAGGCTGTGTCGCTCATGGGCTTGAGGAGGTTCCGATGTCGGATGACGCAGAGCAGGAATACATCGAGGCGAAGGCGGCTTATGACGTGGCGCTTGCAAGACTGGTAGCGGCTAGGAAAGCGCGTCCAAAGCAACCGACAAAAGCCGAGTTACGATTGGCAGAGAACCAGAGAATCACAGACGTTATCTGGCAGGCATACGTTGCCGGAGAGCGCGATTATGATGTGCTTGCGGCGCTGGTTGGCCGATCGCGAGGTTGGGCCGGGCGTCACGTTCACACCATTCTGCATAAGCGTCAGTTCGGCCCTGAGACACCCCAGGAATATGAGCTACGGATGACGGCGCTTAAGTTAAGATCAGACCTCGCGTTGCAGATGCCTGGACACAGCGAGGCGTGGCATCAGCTGTATCGGATGCACACGTCGTAGGCTGTGTCGCTCAATGGCGCCTCAGGAGGCTATTGGGTGGGCTGCTGTTGCTGCGTTCCGGCGGCTGCGGCGCCACCGCCCGCGATCAGGCCGGCGATGCCATATTTGCGCAGGATCTCAATGGTTACCGGATCGAACACGACGTAGTTGTGGGTGCCTTCGCCAGCGCCGCGCGATCCTTGGTCGAGGTAGCGAATGCCGGGAATGCCGGCGTCGCGTAGCTTCAATTCGATGCCTGGGTTCTTCGACACAATTTCAGCGCCAGTTGGATTGCGACCAAACGTGTCAAAACTAACCCGCGCGGCCTTTTCGGCGGCATCCTGTGTCGGGAAAACTCGACTAGATGTCTTGGGTTGCCCAGCATTATCGATGTAATCAATGACGTGCCCATTCTCTACCGGCCGGATAGAGAATGCATCCTTCAGCGACTGGAACCCGAGAGGCTTCAACGCTTCCTGCACCTGTGGTGACTGCTCGCTGAGCGGCTTGTCCCAGTGCAGGAAGTGCTCCGGATCAGCGCCGATGTTCACCTCATACATGTGGCCGGGGTTGAGCACTCCAGGATTGCGCGCAATCGTATCGTCGACCATCTGCTGATGGAGTGTGTCCATCTTAGCCATGACGGCAGACGACTCAGGCGTTGTGCGCCAACCCTCGCCTAACGCCGCACGATGCTGCTGCACCAAATCATCCCATTGGTCCTGATATTTAGCCGTAGCCTCTGCGTCAGGTTTAACGACCGCTGGAGTACCGCCCGGCGCCAGCCTGTCCCTGTAGCTCCGCGCCACACCCTCGCCCTCGGCGAAATACAGCCCGTGGCCATACGCCTGCGCGCCCTCGCCGGTGCCGATCTTGCTGGTGTCGAACGCCTCGAAGCTGTGCGGGCTACCGTGATATGCGCGGATGCCGGGTGCTGTGGTGCCCATCATGACGCCCTCGGCTGTGGCCCTGGCGGCGTCTACGAGGCCCTTCTGCGTCGGCAGCCCGGTGTCGGGATCGAGCAGCCCCTGGCGTATGCTCTCCGCGCGCTGGTCCTGCAGCCACTGCCAGGCGTTCGCTCCCGTGTCGGCAACGGCGCTGCCGAGAGTCTGGCCGCCTGCGTCTGGCGGTGCGGCATAGTTCAGTGCCGGCGGGCCGAGGCCGTTGGGTTGCCCTGGCCGGGTGAACAGCCAGGGCATGTCGGGCGGGGCGAGGCCGTTGGTGGGCACTACGGCACGCGCGGGGTTGTCGGCCAAATGATCGTGTCGCCGAGGCGGCTCTCAACGTCAATCTCGGCAAGACTGCTCTCGATGTCATGCCGCAGCCTTGCCAGCGTCCAATCACGCAACGATTGTCGCACCGCCTCCATCATCTCGACCGATCTCGGATCAGGCGGCAGCGACCGCAGCCGTTCGCGTTCCTCGCGCTGCAACCGGCGACGCCGATCGCGTGGCGTCTCGGGAATGTGCCGCTTCGCCTCGACCAGCCGCGCGATAGCGGCGCGATAGGCGGCCCTGGCTTCGGCATACTCATGCTGCGGATCGTCTGGCATCATGGCACGCGCGGAACGAGGCTGCCCATCGCTGCGGTCTCGTGCCCGACAGCCTCAGCGACGGCGGCCTCTTGTGCATCCCGAAACCACTGCGCCACGAACGCCAGGCGATCGGCGTCGGTGCGCACACCATCCGCGCCGGCCTGGGCGTAGGCGGCGAGGAACGCGGCGGCCCAGCGCTCCGGATCGGTGCCGACCTCGCGGCGGAACTGGGCGCCGTTCATGGTGGTGGTGTCGGTCATGCTATGCCACTGATGTTGCTATGTGCCCGGTGTTGGTTTGAACCGAACTAGCGAATTGAGTTCGTCACTTCGGGGTTTCCGACCAGACACTTTGTCCGACAGAATGTCAGGCGAACATGAGGGGAATTGTTCCGTCCGATAATCGGCTTTTGTGGACGGAGAACACATCGCTCACGCCACTCTCCACGCGTCCACGTCGGCGCGCGAGGCCCGCTCAAAGGCACGGGACCATGTGTCGAGGACCGGCTTCGGTGCCAGATCGCGCACGAACGGCCGCGACATGCAGGCGTATCGACACGAGTCCGGCGCGTGGTCCTCCATGTCGCTGTCCACGTCCTCCGGCCGCGCGTCGTCGTGCTGCAGCGCCGGCAGGGTGCGGATCAGATCCCGCGAGGTGCTGAACAGCAGCAGCATCGGCTTGCCATCCGCGTCACCCTCGAGCCGCGCCCGCACCTGATCCCAGCCGCCCATAGCGCCACGTCCTGCGATGCGCTTGTTGTCTGCCGGCCGGAAGATGACGCCCAGCCCCATCATGCGGTGCGCGATGCTCGGACCGCCGTCCTCGGCGAACATGGCCGGATCGGCGACGCCAGTAACTGGTGCCGGGTCGTCGGCCTCGCGTGCCTTGATGCCGGCGGCGATGGCCTCGGCGGTCATGCGTAGGCCAACGTTCGGCTCGCCGGGCTTCATGCCGTACCACTCGCGGTAGTTGACGAGGGCTCCGCGAGCGATGCTGGCAATACTTCCATCTGATACAGCCCACCAGAGGCACGCGAACGGTCGAGCAGATCCCCAATCGAATGAGCGGAAACGAGGCCAGTGATCCGGCAGCGATCGGGGAGCGATGACGTGGCGGTCCATGCTGAACTCTGGGAAGAAAGCGCCGGACACGACAGACCAGTCGCCCTCGAGCCAGGCGCGGACCAACTCGGGCGAGCCTGATGCACGTAGCCGCTGCACGTAGTCGGGGCCGAGGTAGACGTTATCCGACACGCGAGAGGGTATGTAGATACGCTCGAGGCCACTGCCATCGGTGAGCACCTTCCACCCCAACGGTGCCGGATCGATATAACGTGCGCGCACCCATTGATGACCAGGACCGCCTGGATTGCCGGTGAGCCGCATTGCGACGGGAACGCCAGCACCGCTTCGCAACGTAGCCATGAGCTTCATGATTGGAACTGGCGATGGAAAGTTGCCGGCTTCCTCTACGTATACACGCGTGTAGCTATGCCCCTGGTATTGCTCTGCGTCGGCATCACGCTCGAGGTAAGCGAACGTCAGTCGTGCTCCGTTGGGCATTGAAACGCGCATCGGATTATTGGTGAATTGTGCGCCCAGCTTTGTATATACAATGCGGGCACGTTCGAAAGTTTCCAGTAGTTCTATGCGAGTTCTGCGGATCATAAGGCCGATGGCATCGGCGCGGTATTCGTCTGCGTGCAGTGCCCAGTCTCCTAATACCGCATCGGTTTTGCCGCCGCCGCGCGCGCCACCGAAGAAGCATTCAAAGATGGGGCAATCGACAAACGCTGTTTGCGGGCCTGGTTGCGGCTCCCATGCAATCAGTCGTCCGTCGTCAGTAGTCGCCTGCTGTCGGATGGTGCGTGCAGCTTGAGCCATTCGTCGGCGCTCTCGGTTGGTGTGGGTGCGCGCAGGACGTAGCTGTGCATCAGGTCGAGGTCGCCCTCGATGGTGATCTTCGGCTTGCCCCAGCCGCGATCGAGCAGGGCAACAGCGGCGGAAACGCGCTCTTTTGGCGAGCGAAGGGCATCGACGAGTGCGGCGATGGCTTCTGGCGTATGAGCGCGCGCCAGGGCTTCGATGCCCTTTGGGCGTCCTGCGGGATTGCCTGACTGTCCGGGTTGGAACGATGTGCTGGAACGGGGCAAGCCAGAATATTTCCTGCTGTGAGGGCTAAGCGTCTCTCGCCACGATACGATCCGCACGGAGCGTGACACGGTGAAGGGCGCCGAACGCGAGGATGGCGATGGCGACGGTGTTGGGATCGACCTCGAGGACGACGGCGGGGTGACCTGAGAATGCCCCGTTTGCGACGGCTACGGCGTCGCCTGGCGCCCACTGGCTGGTTTTAGGCTGTTGGGTAGCGGCCAGAGCCTGCACGGCGCACAGCGCCTCCACAACCCCCGTAGCGACCGGGTTAGGCATTCCATCGGGCCGGCGTAGCAGGTCGAAGACGCCTGGGGTGTTGGTGATGGGCCGCCATGGGGTGCGATGGGCATCGAAGCGGGTGAACAGGTAGCCGGGAAAGAGTGGACGATCGACGGTGCGCCAGACGTGGTGATGGCAGCGTCGGACGGCGATGAGGGGGAGGAATGCCTCAAAGCCCTGGTG